CGCGCCGGAAGTGTTCCAGCACCGTGTCGCTGCCGAGCGAATCTTTGCCGACGGGCAGAATGTTGACGCCATTGACCACACGCGGTTTGCTGCGCGCCGGGGTGAGTTCCAGGACGTGCACATCATGGCCCACGGCTTTGAGGCGAGGGATGAGCAGGTGACTTTGAATGGCGTAGGCGCTGTCAGCGGAGAAATTTGATAACCACAGAAGTTTCATGATGATCCTTTAGCAGCAGGGCTCTTTAGGAATAGGGGAAAATATCCCCATATGTGGGTGTCGTGGGGCCAGGGATGGCGCTGTTGCTGAAGAAAGCACTTTCCGCTTTACGCATCCAGATCTCAGAATCCCACAGCGCTGAGACCCAATCCATCGCGAGCGCTTCTTCGCGCAGCAGCCATTCATTAACGAAGACCGTTAACGACATGGTGTACTGCAAAGGCGCATTGATGTCCGGATCCTCAACAAAAACTGTCTTCACGGTGCACACACCATCGTCACAATCACACACCAGGACAGGCTTGCCAAGACGCGTTATCAGCAAATCGATGTCTCCTTTGTATGTCTTGTGAGCCTCAGACACTTTTAGTCCGCCGCCACATTCGTTGCACCTGTGATTCAATGGATGGATATCCATAGCGGCGGAACCTCATAGAACAGATAACCTATTATATGACGATGTGACTCGGATCGATCTATTCCGATTCCAGTGTCAGCATGAGCGCCAGGCCGTTGGTCTGGGCGGAGCTGCTGACGCGGACGTACTGATAGCCGCGGATGGTCTTGAGCGCATCGGTGTCGACCGCTCCCTGACCGCTGTTGATGGTGAGCGCGACGGCCGTGCCATTCGCCCCATAGACCGGACGATACACGCCGCCCTGGGCATCGCCCTTGTCAAGCCGAGCGTGCCATTGATGCTGTTCGTCAGGGCCAGAATACCGCTGATGGAATACCCCTGGAGCGCGATTTCGCTGGACAGCGTGCCACCAGCCAGGATGGTGCCGTAGATCTGGTTAAACCGAGGAGTTGGCATAGAACCTCCATTGAAAGGGCGGCAGATCTGCCGCCCTCCGATTGTCTGAATGGGGCGTAGTAGTGAATGTTCTCGTGGAGAACCCACACTTCACCCGTGATATCGAGCGTGGTCGGTTCGATCGTGCCGGTCTTGGAATACACCAGGCCGATCGAGGCCCCCGCGGCGAAGTTGTAGCCGGACTTCCCGGCATCCTGCGCGAAGTAACCCCCGCGCTGGCTGACCATGATTCCGACGTTCGAGACCGGGAACGGCGATGCCGCGACCCCGTTGATCATGACCAGGGGCACAAGGGTGCCCGTGGTCAGCGTACCACCGACCGTGCCAGCGCCGCGAAACGTCACGCCGATCACAGAGCCAGCAAAGGGCACGGTGTAATCCACCGCCCCCGCCTGGCCTGCAATCAGGGTGCCGGATGCGTCCGCCACATTGGTCGCCTGGAACGTGTACTTCTGCACGCTGTACGTGCTGCCGAGCTGCGATTGTGCCGCCATCGTGTCTCCCTCCTTTAGGTGACAATGGTGCTGTGTTGGCGAGAGGGATTAGAGACCGATGTTGTAGATGACGGCGGCCGCCACGGTGTCCTGATAGGTCAGGGCCAGGCGAACAGTCGCGACCATCTGGTAGCTGTCGTAGTACGGCAGGAAGTCGACGCTGGTCATGACCTGGCGGCGATACCCCACCGTCCAGCCGCGCTTTGCGGCGATGACGATCGTGCCGGTCGTGTTGTTGCTGGTCACGTCCAGATCAATCTTGCCAGCGCTGTTGGCCGCGAGCATTTGCTCGGACGGATACAGCTCGATGCCGTCAATCATGGGGACCTGCCCCGTGTTGACCGTCGCGCCGCGGCCGTTGTTCATCCAGACGTTCAGCTCGTCGATGTTGAGCACCTTGCCATAGGTCTGTGGATCACAGAACATGACAAGCTCCTGCGGGTAAAGCGAGTACACGTTCAAGAGGCTCTGCATCTTGAAACGCGCGGCGCGGAACATTTGCAGTGTGGGGGACGCCCCGCCTGCGTTGACGCCCATCGTCGTGTTGGTGACGAGCGCGAGTTTGCGCAGACCGTTGAAGACCAGGAACTTATCATCCGACGACGGAGTGCCCGCGATGTCGTTGATATTGGCCAACGCACCCGCGGCAGTGTCGCCGTTGACGATGACGTTATCAACCGCATTGGCCATCGCCTTCATCGACTGCTCCCGCAACTGCGGGATAAACGGGATGATGCTGTCCTCTTCCTCTTCGGCCGAGAACGAGACGCGCAGGCCGAGCTTGGCGGCTGTGAGCAAGGTCTTGCCAGCTGTGAGCAGGCTGTCCGGGATCGGATTGTTGGTGTTGTCCAGCGCCAGCTGTGTGCGATTGGTGGTCTCCGGCACCTTCTTCACCACGGGATCCGCATCCTCGATCGGGAGCGTATAGGGGTTCGAGGGCATCTCGACCGTGCGGAATGCTCTGGCGACGTTGTTTTCACCGCGCACGCGCGGCCACAGGTCTGACGTCCAGAGGGTCGGCACCCAGTTACCGGCAGCTGCTGCCACCTGGGTATTCACCACCTCGTTGTCTTTGATGGCCAACAGACGGTTGGCCGTCTGGCCATCCAGAGACTTCATGCCGCCAGCACGCAGGGATTTCTGCGACTTGTCCACCATCTCGGCGAAGAAGATCGGGTCGCGCACATACCCTTCACCGGTGCGCACCGCGTCCAGGCGGCGACGGGAATCCAGGAATGCCATGTCTTCAGCGGACAGATCGTGGTACTTCGTGCGCACCTGAATGTCAGGGTTGCGCGGGGCCGCGGGGTTCTGTCCACCACCACCTGGCAGGGGGGCCGCGGGGGCTGTACGCATCCGCTGCTCAATCATGCGCTCGACATCCTGCTGCGTCATAGGCGCGCTGGAGCGGCTGGCAATGGGCGGATCCTGGGGAGGCAGGTTGGGATCAACCGGCGGCTCATCGGAAAGAACGGCCGGAGGATCTTCCTCCGGAAGGGCGCCCCCCTCAAGGACGGCCAGCTCGCGCATGACGGCCAACTTGGCGGCGTCATCGAGCGTGCTCACCTTGTCCAGGGCGGCGAGAATCTGGGCACTGCCCATCTTCTGTGCGGGACGGTGTGTCATGGTATTACCTCGTGATTGTCTAATAGGCTTCGTGACGGGGGTGCTCGATACGCGGTCACGAGGGGGCTCTTTAGCCGGGGGCTCTGATAGCCGTGTCGTGTCAGCGGAATCTTCAAGGTTGGGTGCTGCTTCAGGGAGCTGCTCCAGGAACGTCTTCATCGCGGCTCGCATAACAGAGACCTGCGTGCGTCCTGACTGTTCGGCGGGTTTCGGGGTCAGTGACCCTTCGACGATCCACCACTGGGTAATCTCGCCGTCGTCGGTGTTACGCACCAGGTGGCCGGCGCTGCCACTGGACCAGAACAACTTGCCGCTCATCACATCGTCGTAAGCGCGGCGCGCATACTGGCGGATGGCGGGATCCTCGTGATTGACATCCAGCTGGGCTTCCGCGTAGACGCCATGCCCATCCATGCGCAGTGTGTCGATGATGCCGATGCTGCACACCATCTGATCATTCTGGCCGTGGTGGACCAGCACAGGCTGATTCTTGTAGCGATCCAGGCCAAAGTCGCAGCGAGGGGTGAAGTACTCCCCGTAGCTGTCGCGCTGACTGGCATTGCCAAAGACGACCAGATAGCCGCCGATGCGGCCGTCGTTGATCGCCTTCAGCGCGCCGCCTGTGTAGTAGACGGTCTCCACGGTCGGACGGGTCACTGCGCCAGGAATAACCACAGTGACGTTGCTGGGCATTCCGCCAGCGCCACCGGAGGATGTCATGGAGGAATCAAAAACGGGCTGTGCGCCCGTCTCGGAATGGGGATGTTTGGTTGTCATCGAGATCTCAATTCTTTCTCTACTTCGGCGGAAAGCGCCTTCTGGCCTTCCTGTTCGATCATGGGCGCGTTCTCCGCCATGACCGCAGACAGCTGCCACCAGTGGCCCTTGTGATAAGCTGCCTGTTGGCCATCGTCACCGATCACATCCGGCGCATAATTGATGGTTGTGCCGATCGAGACCGTGACACTTTCACCGGTGAGGTTGCTAATCGCGGATGTGATCGAGCGGCCCAGGGTACCGCTGCGCGGATAGGGAACCTTTCCCTGGTTGAACAGGGAAAAGACTTTGCCCTGCTGCGCCTGAGACTCAAACGCACTGTAGTAGAGCGACCCGTCGGCTGCCGTCCGAAGGTAGATCTTTGGGCGAGGCTTACCCGAGGGCGGAGGATAGTCCGGCACCACGCTTTCGGCGGCGATGCCCATGCGCTTGCCAGCCGCGGCCAGGATCTTCTTGCGTGTGTCCACGCTGAAGATGGCCCCCATCTTTAAGAGTGCTGAGGTGTCAATCGTGGGGTTGGCCATAATGCACCTCGCTACAGGACAGGGGTGGCATAGCAGCGGCAGCGTGGATGCACCGGGATTGTCACCCCGTCCCAGCCGTCTTCCAGTGTGCCAATCTTTCCGGCCAGCGGTCGGCAGATGTCGCAGACATGCGTGTCCTGCACGGTGCGGAAGCGCATTTGCGTCACACCCGCATCCGTCCAGCGCTGGATCGCGCCAGAGTTGTAAGCGTTGCTGCTTTCCGTCTGGGCAATGAGTTCAGCCCGGCCGGGATCATTGAAGATCGGCGTCAGCTGGCGGACCAGGTCATCGAGCGGTGCACCACTTTCCAGCCACTGGGAAATGATGCGCTGCACGTCGGCCAGTGTCGTGGCATCAATGCCGCGGATCAGCTTGCCCACGTATTTCTCAACAGCGGCGATGGCATCCGATGGGATCAGCTCCCAATCGATATCCAGCTCGGCGGCCTTCAGGGGGTTCATGTTGGTCTTGGCGCGTTCGAGCGAGGCCTGTCCAGCCCCCATCCCGGCCATATACAGCTTGGCGATAACGCCCGGTTCCTCAGCGGTGCCCGTCCACTCGGCAATCAGATCCGGGTGGAAGTCTTCGAGCAGGGCCTGCACGTCATCGGTTGTGATGTCGCGGCTGAGACGGGATTGCAGACGACGCCAGACCTCACGCATGTAATCGCGCAGCCAGTCATTCCCGAGCGCCTTCATGAGGCGATCGTAATCCGACCACCATTCCTGCGCCTGTTCCGGCGTGACGACATCCTCGTCGTCACTTTTTTTGAGCCGTTCACGCAGATCTTCAAACAGACGTTTGACCTGCGCTTTCTCCATGCAGGCCTTGACCTGGTCGACCAGCTGCAGCTGACGATCATCCGTGATGCTGTGGAACTCAAACGAGCGCCTCGGCTTGCCCCAGCGATTCAAAATAAATTTCTCGTAGGCGGCCAGTTCATCAAGGATCGGGTCGCCGGAGGGCAGATCTGCTTTCACGGGTTCTGGCTCGGGGGTCTCGGGAGCGGCCTGAATAGTGGCAGGC